GTTATGACCCGTACAACGCCGCTTCATTGGTGGCAAACCTTTATGCGGAAGGACTGCCCGTAAAAAAAGTTGGGCAGGGAATGGCGGTTCTATCTAACCCATCCAAAACCGCTGAACAACTGATTCTGAAAAAGGGAATAATGCACGATGGCAACCCTTTTGTTGGTTGGCAACTAGGAAACGCCGAAGTTTATACGGATGTCAATGGAAATGTGAAGGTTCGCAAGAACGAAGCCGATACATCCGCAAAGGTTGACGGAATTATTGCGATGATTATGGCTTTGCATTGCCATCTAGACAATGTTTTTGTTTCTGATACATTTGGGTTTAGAAGTTTTGAATGGTAAACCATCAGGAAATTGGGTAAAAACATGGCTATTTTCGACATTTTCAAGCGCAATAAAGACCAAAAAAATGAATCAAATGTGCTATTTGGTCAATCTGCGCTAGGTAATAACATTGTTTATCAGGGTCAAAATAAAGCCCCGAATGTCAATACTCAGATTCTTTATGTAACCACAGGCGCAACCAATAACGCGGGTCGCCCCGTGGATATGTCATTGCTTACGCGCAATTCAACCGTGATTGCTTGCGTTGCGGCAAAGGCTAGGGCGCTATCCCAACTGCCTATTCGCGTGGTTAGCCAAGCCGAAGATGGCACTTATGTGGATGCCATTAAATCCGAACTGGTAGGCGCACGGGACAAGGCAAAAGCCAAGCAAGTGGCAAACCTTTTGGCGCAACCTAACCATTTCCAAAGCACCTACGAATTTTGGTATCAATGGTTGATGTGGTACGAATTGGCGGGCGAAGCGTTTACCCTTTGGTGGAGAAAAGACCAAAAAAGTACAACGGAAACCCCGTTGGAAATGTACTTGCTTGATTCAACTTTGATTGCCGTAACAATTACCCCTGCGCGTTACCCATCGTATCGTTTGAGTACGCCAAGTTACGGTTTTAACCGTGATGAACCGCTGAACTTTAACCAAGTGATGCACATTAAGGAAATGAACTGGCAAGGTTCTGCGGGTTTTAACAAAGGCATCTTGGCGGCAGAACTTGTATCGCTTGACCAAGACATTGATTTGTACGCCAACTACATCATGCAGAACGGCGCGAAGCCAAGTGGTATGTTCACTAGCGAACAAGTTATTCCTGATGCTAAGTACAAAGAAATTGCCGCCCGTTTAAAAGAAGCATGGTCGGCAATGGTTTCTAGCAAGCCAAGCGACCCAAGCAAAGCGGGCCAAGGTATGTTACTTGACCAAGGCATGAAGTACACGCCTTTGGATATGTTGACCCTGCAAGATACGGACGCGGCTAAGTTAAAAGAACAAACCATGAAGCGTATTTGCGGTTTGTTTGGCGTACCCGCGGCAATGATTGGTATTGGTGATTCAAAGTACAACAATACACAAACAATGATGGATGAATTCTATAAATCCACAATGTACCCAACGCTAATTAACATTCAGCAGAAATTAAAGCAACATTTGTTTGTTGGCTACCCCAATTTGTCAATTGAGTTTGATACGCGCAATTTCTTGAAGGGCGCACCATTAGACCAAATGAATTTTGCTACCGCGGGTGTGACAAATGGAATTATGACCCCCAACGAAGCCCGCGAATATTTAGGTATGCCTAATATCGATGGCGCTGATGAACTGATTGATAAGGGCGGCAAAGATAAACCCATTGCGGGAACATCGCCCCAAGATACGGGCGGCGGTGGTGGAAATCAGACCCGAAAAATGAATATCGGCAAGTAAAAATAAAGTGTCACACATTTTTAAGATTGTGATAGCATCGTTGGCAACTTACAAGCCACATACAGAACCGCCCCCAAAAAGAGGGCGACCGCCAAAAACAATATATGACATCGACCGAACTAAAGTTGATGAGGTAATTCACGATGACAAAAAACCTGATGATGGTTTGCGAAGCCAAACTAGTTTTGGAAAAGCAAGGCGCAAGCACAGGAAAAATTGAAGCAACAGTAACTACTTGGGGTGCGCGTGAAGGCGCAGATGGTAGGCGCTTTAATTATCAACCCGAAGGCTTCATGCAATGGGCAGAAGATTTCTCAAAATCGGGTCGCCCACTACCAATGTTTGTAAATCACGATGCGGATGCAATCCCCGTTGGTGAATGGACTGCATTTGAGTTTGACGATACAGGAATGAAAGCCGAAGGGCGCTTGTATGTCAACACTACGATGGGTTCAGACCTTTATAAAGTAATGCAAGAATCACCCGCTATGTTTGGCGGTGTTTCCGTTGGTGCTTACGCTGAAGAATACCAAATGGTAAATGCTGAAGGCGAACCCGACCAATCTGATGAAGCATATTTCCAAATCACCAAAGGCGGTTTGCGCGAAGTATCAGTAGTTATGTACCCCAACAACCCACAAGCTGAAGTTAGCAAGTTGGAATATTTCCGCGCCGATGGAACAGCAGATTTAAAAGTTTTAGAACAAGCCTTGCGTGAAGTTGGGCTATCTAAAAAGGATGCGGTAGCCGCCGCATCTACATTCAAGAAAGTGTTAGAACTGCGCGATGTAGTTACAGCACCTATTGAAATTGCGCCTATTTTGAGTGATTCAAATGCGGAGGCTACCGAAGCGGAAATTCTTGCGGCTCTCGAAGCCCGCGAACTTCTAAAATTACTTGATACCAAACTTAAAGGTTAAATCATGTCCACAGCAATCATTGAAAAATTGGATGCTATCGAAGCCAAGCAAAGCGAAAGCATTGCCGCCGTTGAAGCAAAAATCCCCGCCGCCGTTGAAGCGGTTAAAGCTGAATTTAGCGAACTGGTTTCTTCTTTGGAAGCCAAAGTAGCATCTATTCAAGCCCCTGCAATCGTTAAGCCCGCTACTACCGTGCGCGGCGATGTGAACCGCAATGTTCGCGAACAATTGTCAACTTTCTACAAAGGTAACAACCGCGTAGAAAAAGAACTGCAAATCTTTGCTGATGAATCACAAATGCAAGCGTATTTGAGTGAAGCATCTGCCTTGACAGGTTCAGGTAACAACCAAGGTGGTCGCACCGCTTATGACCCCGTGTTTGCCGCTTTGCGTTTGGCTAACCCCCTGCGCGGCGTGTCACGCACAGTAGCAACCGATGGTTCTTCTTATCAATTCCGTGTCAAAACTGGTAATGCAGGTGCGGCATGGGGCTACGCCATTCAAAACAACGGCGCGGCTACAACTGAAGATACAACAATCTGGCAAATCGTTTTGCAAGACCTGAATGTTCAGTTCCCAATCCGTACTGCCGCATTGGATGACATTGATGGTTTGGAAGCCAATGTCGTTGACGATATGTTGATGGAGTTTTCACAAGCTGAAGCCTTGTCAATGATTCAGAACAACGACCAAGGTTCTACATCTTTGCCTTACGGCGGTTCTAACGGTTTGCGAGGCCTTGACCAATACGCAGGTTCTAACGCTACCTATGCAGGTGGTACTTGCTCTACAGCGGCATTTGGTACTAGCGGTACTGGTTCTACAAGCGGTTTGCATAGCCTTGCTACTTATGACCAATTGACCACTAACGCAAACACCGTTGGCGCTAACAACATCACATACGCTGATGTTATTAACTTCATCTACCAATTGCCACAACAGTACTGGACTACAAACGCTAAGTTTGTTGTTAGCCCAATCTTGTTGAACGCTATTCGCGCATTGCGTGATGACAACGGCGCACCTATCTTTAACCGTAACGAAGGTTTGTCGGTTGACGGTATCGTTGGCACATTGTTGGGCTTTGATGTTGTTGTTAACAAGTATGTTGACACACCATCACAAACGACAACAGGTTCAGCAGGTACAAACAGCTTGTACCCAATGTACTTTGCTGACTGGAGTCGCTTTCACACAATCTGTGATCGCCTGAACATGGTTATGCGCCGCTATGACCAAACAGCCCCCGGATTTATCACATTCTTCGGTGAAAAGCGTTTGGCTACATCGGTTCGTGACCCATTCGCGGGTGTGCGTTACCGTTCCACAGGCACAGCTACCTAATAGTTGCGTTGCCATTAGCGGGGGGCGAAAATCCCCCGCTTTTTTTAAATAGGAATTCAATATGTCTATCACCGAAAAAATCTTGAACGGAATCAAACAGGCCATCACCGAAGGCGGCAAAGTAAATATCGATTTGCGTGAAGCAAGCGCCATTACTGGTTCGGGTTCGGGTGTTGGTGGTAATGTTGTTTTTGATGAAGCATTTGCGGCTTTGCGTCAAGCAAACCCTTTGCGTCAAGGCTCACGCCAAATTGCGGTTAACGGCTCTGATGCCCAATTCGTTGCCAAGACTGGTAACGCCGCAAATTCTACAAACCCTTGGGGTTACACATTCACGCCTAATAGCGGTTCGCCTAATGTCGATACTTCTATTTGGCAATTACCCGTTCGCGTATTGGTCGCACAATTGCCCATTAGAACGGCGGTGCTAAGTGATGTTAATGGACTTGATACAACATTGGTTGAAGATTTGGCGCTTGAATTTGCGCAACTTGAAGGTCAATCAATGGTTCTTAACAATGACCAAGCGGGTAGCACAACTACATCAACTGGCGCTACTAACGGTTTGCGTGGTTTGGATAGTTACACTAGCGGCGCTACTAGCGCTTTCGGTACTAGTGGTACGGCTATTACAAATGGCATACATACTATCGCTACGGTTAGTAACGGCGGCGTTGCGGTGACATACAACAAGATGACCAACATGGCTAACGCGTTGCCCGCACAATATTGGTCATTAGAATCTACTGCTTGGCAAATTAGCCCTGCGATGATTCAAACATTGCGTCAATTAAAAGATAGCCAAGGCTTGCCGTTGTTCTTGGAAATTGGCGATGCTGATGGTGCGGCGGTTGGTCGCGTGTTTGGTTGGCCCGTCATCCCCAACCCATACCTTTCTACAGATTTCCCGATTTACTTGGCAAACTGGAATCGCTTTTTAACGATTGGCGATACTGAACAAATGTCGGTGCAAATGTTTGAACAAACACAAGCGGGCTTTGTGACCATGTACGCAGAAAAACGAATGGTTAGTACCGTGCGCGACCCGTTCGCGGGTGTTCGTATGAGTGCCGCCTAAAAGGGGGCTTAAATGTCAGTAGATAGCCAATTACTTGGTGCGCCCTACGGGGCGGCTACCCGCAATCCGTTTAACTATGTAAAGTTTGAACAGATTGGGCGCGATGTTGTTACGCCTTGGTTAACCTTGGATGAAATCACGAATCAAATTAACTTGTTTCAAGATGAATCCCAAGATGGCTATTTGCAAGCACTTGAACTAGCCGTTCGCCAAGCGATTGAAGATTACTTAGGGCTTTCTATTTTTTCTGTTACATACCGTGTTTGGTACGGCGCAGAAAACTTAGCCAATTCACCCGTGTGTTTGGATTTGCCCGAAGTATCGCAAAACCTTTACCCCGATATGGCGGGCGTACAGATTGATCGCGTTGCATATTGGAATAACAATACGCCGCCAGTTCTTACAACTGTTTCGCCAACGCAATATTATTATGATGCAAGCGGCAACAAGGTAATCATTCAATCATTGCCTACAAGCATCAATAGCGAAATGACCGCACCGATTATTTGCGAATACACAACCGCACCTAATCCGTTGCAAACATACCCCGTTATTAAACAAGCGGGCTTGCTTTTGTTTACGCATTTGTATAACAATCGAAGCAATACAACTGACAACCAACTGAAAGAAATTCCTTTCGGTGTGGCTACCCTTTTGCGACCCTACAAACCTTTGGTGATGTAATGGCAATTGCACGGTTTGAACAGATTGAGGTTAACAACCTAGCGTTTGCTAAAAGTGATTTTGGCGAACAAAGCACAGCGCAAACGCTTTGGTTTAAAACCCGTGCGCGTGTTCATTCCGTTGCAAACAGTTTAAAGATTTCTGAAAAGTACCGCCTTTATCAAGATGTGGTTAATTTCACTTTGAACTACACGCCTAATACGCGTGAAATGGTGCGTAACCAAAACTTGTATTCAATCACCTATAACGGGTTTGATTGGCGCATTGATAACATCCGCGAATCTGACGATAGGATGATGGTGGTCATCATTGCTTACAGAACTGACCCAGTTACGGCGGTATAAATGGCAACGCAACAAAATCCCGTTCAGTACGGCAAAGCGATTCAGTACCAACTGCAAAGCATTGTTACGCCCGTACCCGTTTACGCCGCGTTTAACCGTAACTTTGCAACCGAACCTAAGTTTATTGTTTGGATGCTACGAAATGTTCATCAGGATGTTTACACAGGCCCTGTTCAATCCGTAAAAGGTATTGACCGCCCAACATTTCAGATAAGTATTTTCACGCAACAAATAGAAGATGGTTTCACTATTTCCAATCAGATACTACAATCCTTGCACGGATATAGTGGTTTGTTTGGCGGTGCGACCAATGGGTTTCAAGTGTCTAAAGCCGATGTTTTTTGGCTCTACAACACTTACGACAATGATGAAAAACTTGCACAGGTTTTTCTTGATTGCACACTAGATATACCAACCTGACAAGATAGTTCGATTAACCATTCTTTTTAAGGATACAAAAATGGCTCTCCCAAATAAAGTACTGCCCGGATTTTCTGCCGCCCTTTGGATGCAAACAGGCGCTACGCCTACTGCAATTGTTCCCGATAATTTGGATGTTTGGACTGGTGATATTGGCGACATCGTAGGTCTTGCCGCTAATGGTACTGGTACTGATGGCATCTTAGTTCCCGTTGAAGCCGTACCCGCATTTGGTCAAGATGATGCGGTTGCAAACTTCAGCGTTGCGGGTTCGCGTCAATCTGACAAAATCCCAACGCAATCTGCCCCAACATCACTTAGCATTACCGCCGCTTGGAATCCTAGCGATGCCGCTTTGTTGCTGATTCGTGGCGATGCCGCATCAGGCGTTATTGACCGCACTTTTGTAGTGACTGCTACAGCGGGCGCTAACACCGTTGCCTATGCTTTTAATGGTCGCGTTTCTCAATTCACAATTGATGCAAGCCCAAGCGCCGAAGCGAAATGCAACTTTACAATTCACCCCCGCGGCAATCAATACGGTTGGTCTAACAACACTTAATATGACACAAACGACAATAAAAGACAGTAGCGACTTATTGAGTTTCCTAGTAACCCAAACCGATACCCGAAAGGATTGGTTTGGGTTTACTCAGCAGAAGCTAACCGCGATTACATTGGCGCATGAGATTGCCGCAAACCATGCGGATAAATTCACGCCTGAACAAATCGTAGATTATGTACACACGCTAAACAACGCGTTGTACCAAAAGATTATTAAACCGATGGGCTAATCATGGGCGTTACTTTCAAAATTGAAGGTTTGAAAGATGTGTACGCCGCATTTGAAAGTTTAGCCGCGGAGATTGGCGACAAGAAAGCGCAAAGCAAAATTCTTGTACCCGCCGCACGGGAAGCCATGCAACCCGTTCTAAATCACGCAATAGCAAATGCACCCGTTGATACGGGAGGCTTACGGCTTTCTTTGCAAGTTGAAGCGAGAAGGCCAACCAAGCGCGACAGGCGTTCAAAATACATTACTGATAACGATACCGTAGTTGCAACAGTTACAACAGCATCAGGGAAAAAACTAAAAGCAATGAGTGAAGGCAAAGGTTTGGAAAAATCACGCCGTAAACTTGCTAAATTAGGGGTTGCTGATGCACAAAACTTTATGGGCATACAAAGCGATGCCCGTGCAATGGCGCAAGAATTTGGCACGGCTAAAAATGGCGCACAACCGTTTTTACGCCCTGCTTTAGAATCCCAATCCGAACAAACTGCAAGACGGCTTGGGGAAATTTTGGGTAGGCGTATAAATCAATACAAGGCAAAACAGAAATGACAAAACTAGGTTCGGCATTTGGTGAAAAGTACCAAGCAAAACGAAAAGACCTTTTAACCCGTTCGTTCGTGTTAAATGGGCATACCTTTAAAGTTCGCATCCCTTTGGTTGCCGAATCGGATGCAATCTACAAAAAGGTTTCCGACCCTGCTGAAGAAATGGTAGAGAAAATCTATCAAGAAATCACAGCGCCATTGCGTCAGTTTGAAAACAATCAATCTGAAGAATTCCAATTTACCGATAACGACATTTTGGTTGATGGGCGTTCTATGCGTGAAGCGGCTAAAAACAAAGCCATCACCGAAGCCCGCATTACCGAATTCTTTAAGTTGCTAGTTCCTGAAATGGAAGGCGTAACCCTTGACGATTTGACCTACGCGGATATTGAAGAAGAATTCCCAATTGCTGTACAAATGCTAATCGTAGAAAAGATTGGCGAAGTTATTAGCCCAACCTACAGGGAAGCGCGGGGAAACTAATAGGCTCGTTGAAAAGCCAATGCCTAGCGGCGATGATTTTCAACGGGCATACCCTAGACACAATTGAAGAATTA